GGCCCTGCAAGATCGGCCTGGACCTGGCGTCCACCATCGACATCGCGGCGATGGAACTGACGTTCGAGCACGAAGGCGGTTATGCCCGGTTCGGTCGGTATTATCTGCCAGAAGCAACGATCGAACTGCCGGAGAACGGCCACTATCGCGGCTGGCGGGATGCCCCCGAAGGATGGATCACGCAGACCGACGGCGACATGATCGATTATGTCACGATCCGGGACGACATTCTCGGGCTCCAGGACGAGGAAGGCCTCGGCCTGATCATCGACGAGATCGCCTTCGATCCTCACCAGGCGCACATGATGATGGCCGAACTGCGTGAGGAAGGCATTCCGTGCATCGAGGTACGGCCGCTGGTCCTGAACTTTTCGCCGGCCATGAAGCAGATGGACGGGCTGATCCGGTCGCACAAGATCGTCCACAACGGCGATCCGGTGTTCACATGGATGCTGTCGAACGTAGTGGCCAAGGCGGATGCCAAGGACAACGTCTATCCGCGTAAGGACCGCGAGCAGAACAAGATCGACGGTCCCGTAGCGCACATGATGTGTCAGGCTCGCTGGATGGCTGCTGAAGAAACGACCCGACCGGCACTGGAGTTCCTATGACAACCTGGCGGGATCGAGTAGCCGGCTTGATTGCCGGACGGAACGTCGCTGATGCGGTTCCGGTGGAGAGGGTTGAGCCGGTGCTTGCGCATTCGGATCAGGTTCCTCTGCCGGAGATCACCCGCAATTCGTCCAGTTGGACCGATTTCGTCGAGACGATGGGCAAGCTGCCGGCGCCGACCGAGCGCACGGCTCTGACTGTCTCGGCCATCTATGCTTCCGTCAATCTGATCGCCGGGGCAATCGCGGCGCTGCCGATCAACATCTATCGGGTGAACATCGAGAACGGCGAGCGCGACCGCATCTACGACGACGATCTGCATTGGGTGTTCAACGAGCAGATGACGCCGCGCTGGACGGCGGCGAGCGGCTGGGAATTCCTCTGCCAATCGCTGCTGCTGCATGGCGATGCCTTCGCGGTGATCGAGCGTCGGGGAAGTGGTACGCCGAAAGGCCTGACTCCGGTTCACCCGCAGCGGGTTACCGTAGCGGCCTATCCGGACGGCTCAAGGCTGGTCTACGCCGTCGAGCCAGAGGTGATCGGCGGCAATAAGGATGTCCGCAGGGTTTACGACCAGGACGACATCTTGCATGTGCCCGGCTTTGGCTTCGATGGATTGCGCGGGCTATCACCGCTACGGCATGCGCTTCGCATGACTGGCGCATCGTCGATCGCGATGCAGGATTTCTCGGCCAATTTCTTCGCCAACTCGGCCCGGCCCGACTATGCGCTGGGCACGGATAACACGCTCACCAAGCCGCAGATCGATGACCTTCGCAAGGAGATCGAAGAAAAGCACCAGGGAACGCAGAATTCACACCGGCCGATGCTGCTGCATGGCGGGTTGAAGTTCATGCCTATCACCATGCCGATAAAGGACATGGAACTGGTCGCCATGCGTCAATTCCAGATCGAGGAAATCGCGCGTATCTACGGCGTGCCTCCGTTCATGATCGGTCACAACGAGAAGACGACTTCCTGGGGCTCCGGCGTCGAGGCCATGGCAATCGGGTTCGTCCGCTTCACGCTGCGCCAGCACCTCAACAAGTTCCAGAACGAGATCAACCGCAAGCTCTTTCGCACTGCCGCAAGGGTGGCCGAGTTCGATACCGCCGACCTGGAGCGCGCCGACACGAAGTCGCTGTTCGAAGCCCTGCGCATTGCGGTCGGCCGCGCCGGCGAGCCGAAGATCATGAGCGTCAACGAAGCCCGCGGCCACCTTCGGCTGAAGCGCACCAAGGACGGCGACGACATGGGCATCAATCCGGGCAAGTCGCCCGCACCGCAGAAGGAACCAGCGGCATGAACAAGCTCCGCGCCTTGCTGGCCTCGAACAAAAAGCGCGGGTCATTCCGCGCCGAGGGCAACACGATCTACATCTACGACATGATCGTCGCCGACGACTTCGAAGCGGAGTGGTTCGGCGGCGTCTCTCCGTCGGCGTTCATCGACGCGCTGTCTGGCATCAAAGGCGACGTGGCGATCAGGATCAATTCGCCCGGCGGCGACGTGTTCGGCGCGGTGGCGATCTGCCAGGCAATGCGCGAGCACGAAGGTGCGATCACCGTCCACGTCGATGGGTACGCGGCTTCCGCAGCGTCGGTCATTGCGGTTGCTGCACCCAAGGTGATCATGGCGCCAGGCTCCTTCATGATGATCCATCAGGCGTCGACTCTTGCATGGGGAAACGCGGATGATTTCGTCGGTGTGGTCGACCTGCTCGAAAAGGTCGATGGGACCATTGCCGAATCCTACGCCAAGAAGAGCGGTGGCGATGTCGCGCAGTTCCGTGACCTGATGGCCAAGGAAACGTGGTTTACCGCTTCGGAAGCCGTCGAGATCGGCATCGCCGATACGGTTGCCGAAGACAAACCGAGTGCAACGGCCAAATGGGACATGAGCGCATTTGCGGCCGCGCCCAAGCTGCCCGAGCCTCCCGTTGAGACTGAACCGGCCAAGCCGGCGAACACGATTGACCAGCGCGTCCGGCAGCACGCCGCGCGCATGCTGGAACGAGCTGCCTAAGCGCGCTGCGCCGAGCAGATAGCGGCCGCTGTCGCGGCCAAATTTCCACAATCTGAAAGGAACACGAAATGTCTATCCAGGCATTGCGAGAGCAGCGCGCGGCCAAAGCCAAGGCGCTGAAGGAACTGGTCGAGAAAGAGGATTGGAACGCTGACGCGGACCAGCCCGTCTATGATGCCGGCATGGCCGAGATCGACGCGCTCGACGCGCAGATCGCGCGCATTACGGCCGTCAACGAGCGTGTCGCCAACGAAGCGCTGAACAACAGCGTCATCGAAGCGGCCGAGCGAGCCGGCAAGGACAAGAAGTCCGAAGGCGCCGAAGTCTATGCCAAATGGCTGCGCGGCGGCGACAAGGCGCTGACGGATGCCGATTGGGCAACTGTCCGCAACACCATGTCGACGACGACGCAGAGCGAGGGCGGCTACACCGTTGCGACGGAAGTGGCGACCTCGGTTCTGGAGGCGCTTGAGGCCTATGGCGGCATGCGCGCCGTGGCTGACATCATCAAGACCTCGATGGGCAACCCGATGTCGTTCCCGACTTCGGACGGCACCTCCGAGGAAGGTGAGATCGTTGCCGAGAATACCGCGGCCACCGATCTCGACGTCGACTTCGGAACGCTGGGCTTGCCGGTCTACAAGTATTCGTCGAAGGTGGTCACGGTCCCGTGGGAACTGCTTCAGGACAGCAATGTCGACATTGAGGCATTCGTGCGCGGCCGTCTGGTGACGCGTCTCGGGCGTATCACCAACAAGCATTTCACCACTGGCAGCGGCACGAGCCAGCCCAAGGGTGTCATCACCGCGGCAGCGGTTGGTGTGACCGCCGCCAACAGCACGTCGCAGGTAACGAATGTCACCTACGACTCGCTGGTCGACCTTCAGCACTCCGTCGACCCTGCCTATCGCGAGGGCGGAAAGTGTCAGTTCATGATGAACGACGACACGGTTCGTATCGTTCGCAAGATCAAGGATAGCCAGGAGCGTCCCATCTTCGTTCCCGGCTACGAGACGAATGTGCCGGGCGGCGCGCCGGATCGTCTCCTTGGCGACCCGATCCGTGTCAACCAGAGCATTGCCAAGATGGCGGCCAGCGCGAAGTCGATCGCCTACGGCGACTTCAGCTACTACAAAATCCGCGACGTGATGGCGATCGAGATGTTCCGTTTCACGGACTCCGCCTACACTAAGAAAGGCCAGGTCGGCTTCCTCGCCTGGATGCGCTCCGGTGGCAATCTGATCGATGTCGGCGGCGCCGTGAAGGTGTTCGTCAACGCGGCCTCGTAATCCGGGCAGCGATCGCCGGGCTTGTGACACGGCCCGGCGTATTTCCTCGACAAATCAGTGATGGAGAACACCCATGAGCGGTGAGAAGAACGAAGCTGGCAAGCAGGTCAAACAGACGACCGTGCGACTTAAGGCATTCTACAGCGGCCGGGATGGCTCGCTGACGCCGGGCACGGTTATCGCGCTCGACGCAGACGAAGCTGATCGCCTGATCGGCCTTGGAGCGGCGGTCGCGCACAAGAACGAAGCCAAGACCGAGGAAAAGGCCTGAACAATGGCTGTCCGGGTCGTAGTCCCTCCCGATCCAATCGTGACGCCGGCAGACGTTGCCGGCGGCCACGCCGCCGACGATCCCGCCGTTGTCGCGCTGATCCAGGCCGTGACCGAAGGGATTGACGGGCCGGATGGATGGCTCGGTCGGGCGCTTGGGAAACAGACGCTGGAACTGACGCTGCCGTCGTTCTGCGGTCGGAATCTTGGGCTGTCCTATCCGCCGGTAATCGCCGACACCGCGACCGTGAAATACCTCGACCTTACCGGTGTCGAGCAGACCGTTGATCCGTCGAACTACAAAGTTATCGACAACCGCATCTGGCTCGACAGCGGTTTTTCGTTCCCTGCCGTTCGGGACGCGCCGGATGCTGTGCGCATTCGCTATGACGCTGGCTATAATGGTGCCGGAGAGGGCAAGACCGGCGCCGTTCCCGAGCGTGCCCGACAAGCCATCATCTTGTCGGTTCAAGACCTCATTCGAGCCGGGGCGGCGACGCCCGGCCTTC